GTATTGGGAGAAAGAAGAATTAGAAAAGATCAAAGCATCATTACCTATTAGAAACTGGTCAGCACAATATATGCAAGAACCTACATCTGAGGAAGGAGCTATTTTAAAAAGAGAGTGGTGGCAACCTTGGAAAGAAAATAGTATGCCTAATTTAGTACACGTTATACAAAGTTATGATACTGCGTTTAGTAAAAAAGAAACTGCTGATTATTCTGCTATTACAACTTGGGGTATTTTTTATCCAGATGAAGTAACACCTAATTTAATTTTGTTAGATGCAATTCGTGGTAAGTATGATTTTCCAGAACTAAAAGTAGTAGCTATGGAAGCATATAAATACTGGGAACCAGAAAGTATTATCATAGAACAAAAAGCAAGTGGTGAACCTTTAACACAAGAATTTAGAAGAATGGGTATACCAGTTATTCCATTTGTACCAAGTAAAGGAAACGATAAATTTACTAGAGTAAATTCTGTTGCACCTATATTTGAAAGTGGATCTGTTTGGTTTCCATATGGAGAAACTTTTGCAGATGAAGTTATTGAAGAGTGTGCAGCATTTCCACATGGTTCACATGATGATTATGTTGACAGTACAACACAGGCACTTTTGCGATATAGACAAGGCAACTTCATTGAACTATACTCAGATTATGTAGATAATGAAGATCTACCACCGAAGCAATACAATTATTATTGAGGGTAGCCATGACTGAATTTAAAATTAAAAAAATAGACCCATTAAGTGAAAGATTAGATAAAGCTGGAATAAGAGGAGGAGTTGGTAAAAGTTC